ACATACAATGCATCTCTACCTCTGATAGCGCCTCTAATCTGTGATCCGTCGGCCAGTCTTTGTGTACCAGCAGTATTAGTTGCTGTTGGTGTATACGTATTTATATCTTCTTGGTCCGAGAATCTAATAAACATATCATCTTGTGTTGATGTATTACCTATTGTTGTTTCTGTTCCATAAAAAACTAAGTGACGATCTGGTGTTGATACTACCATATGTCTTGATGCAGTCGGTGCACCAGATATAATTGTTGCTCTAGTGTCTGTTGCATTTGATAAACTAGAGTCCCATTCAAATACAGCACTGTCGTGTATTAAACAAATTGCTTTGTCACCAAAATTATCTAGTGACCACATACCCGGTTCAAGAACTAAATCTCCTGATGCAGCTTCACCCCATGCAACAAAGTCTGTTGTATTAGTTACAGTTGCACCATCACTATGTGCAGCTCTTGTTGTTCCTCTAACAGCTCTTGTAATACCTGTTAATGTAGTGCCACTTGTAACTCCTGTATAAGATATTTCTTCTGTTCCTACTTTTATAAAGTTAGTTCCTGTGCTAGGAAACTGTGTTGCATCAGCTAAAACAATAGAAGTCCCAGAACCACCTGTTCCTGCTGTATCATCTAATAGTGCCCCGTTCAAAGTTGTAGTTACAGCAGATGATGCTTCTCCACCATAAGATCCTAGTCCCCAACCAAAACCTTTTTCTTGCACGGCTGAACCCACAGTGTAGTAGTGTTGAACTCTAATACCACCAGATGTAGTTGCACCAGATCCAGATTCATTTGATGGCATTGTAATTGTAATAGTTGTAGTTGTTGGCACAGATGTTACCATAAATTTTTTATCATCAAAATCAGATGCACCAAAGTTAGATCCTGTAATTGTAGTAAAGTTATCTAATAAAATAATATCTTGAGGGTTAATACCATGACCAGATGAGAAAGTTATTGTAACAGTTGATGATCCGTTAGTCGTGGTGAATGCACTTGTAAGCGTTGTTGTAGTTTTAATCGGGTGTATGTCATAAAACACACCTCCAGAGTATGCGTATAAAATTCTATTTGTGCCTATAATAGCGTATCTTCTACCTAAACTATTGACATAGTGATGAAGTCCACGACCTGCACCAGTTAATTCGTTTTCATTAACGTTACCTAATTGATTCCAACCACCTATTTTTTCTGGTGATCCATATCTAAATCTAACATTATCACAATCTACCCACTGTCCTTCTGCTGTAGTTTCTGATATCTGTTTATTAATACCGGGTTGAAATCCTATCTTTTGAAGCATATTATTCCTAGTTTACTTTACTTTACTGGAATATCATTAAAAAATCTACTTAAAATCTTGCATGATTTTGCCTTTAAACCATGCAGGTAAGCCTAAATGAATTCTTCTGTCAAATTTTTCAGCTCTAGCATTTGGTTCACTTTTATCATTGTAGTGTAAAAATACTTGAGCATTGTTATCTCCCTCAAAAGGTTCTCTCCAATGTTCTAAATCACATCCAGAATAAATTAACATGTCACCCGGTTCTAATTCTACTTTTACTCCAGAGCTATTAGATGGAACATAATCTTGAATTTTATGAACTCCTCTGTGTGGTCCTTCAGTATACCCTTCATTTTGATTTGGATTAATAAATATTGGCCACGGGTCTCCACCTAAATTCATTGTAGTTGATACACTACAAGCTGCTCTATCTTTGTGTCTTTTTAAAATATCTCCCTTTTTGTATATTCTAAAATAAGAATAAGTTGGTAACAAAGATAAACCTGTTTCTTTTTCCATCAATGGTCTTAAATTTTCTAGTAAAGTTTCCATTACTATATCTGCATAATGTGAATATGTTTCAGGAACTTGTTGATCATTCCAAACTCCAAAATATTCTGTGTAAGGAGACAAATAATTAACATCAAACATTGTTCTTGTTGTTTTTCTTTTTAAAGAAGCATAATCGTAAATAAAGCTAGCCATCTCTTTTGAAATAGCTCCTTTTTTAATTGTATATTTTTTTTCTTTAAAAGACATTAATCTACCACCTTTATTTTTAATTTAGACACACCACCACAAGATATAGTGCCATTAGGATATATGTTTGCAGCTATGGTAATTCTTGGTTCTTGGTCCGTGTTCTCTGTAGCATAATGCATTATCGACGGAGGAAAAACCACGTACTTACCAGGTTCAGTATCTTCTACATGTTTTAATAATAAACCTCCATTATCTACATCGTCGCTAGACATAGGTTGAAGATTAGAATTTTTAAAATAAGGATTATCCATACACCAAACAGTTTTATCATTTGATACACCAGAAGCATAATAATTAGAACTCATAAAAGAATTAGGGTGTTGATGTAAATGAAAAGACTGATTTGTTTTATTTAAATTAGCCCAAGAACTTACTATCTTTAATTGATCACAAGTTAATTTCATATCTTTTTTAACTTCTTTTAAACAGTCATGAAACCACAAAAAAATTTCTTTAAACTGTGGTAACGAATGTAGATTTATTCCTGTCCCATCTTCTTTCATTCCTGACCACATCATATTACTAGGATTTTCATTATATTCAAGTTTTAATAATTCTTGGTAAACCTCATCTATTTTATTTTTATCATAATAAAATCTATAGATAGGAAAACCTAATGCGTACACTTTATCAAACATACGGATTTCCTAAATTCCAAGCTACTAAACTGTATCTTAAACCTTTAGTGACAGGTCTAACTTTATGCCAAACAAAAGATGGAAAAACTACAATAGAACCTTTATTTTTAATTTGATTGCACACAACAATTTCTTTTTTAGATTTGTTTTTAAAATCAAATTCTAACTCACCTCCTTCGTATTCAGAGGAATCAGATAACGCAACTATTGCGGACAGTTTTCTAATTAAACCTTTTCTCCAAGGTGGTTCGGTATAAGGTTTACCAAAAGCATCACAATGCCAATCATAATGTTGATTTAAAGCGTACTTTGTAAATTGACATGCTTCTGAAACACTCCATTGAAAATTCCAACCAGCACTTTCATTAGCTGTATGTATAAAAGGATTTATTTCATTGTATATCCAAGGATCATGTAAAAAATTTACATAAGAATCTCTTTGAACTTTTAATTTTTCTTTATCCTTTTCTGTTAATTCTTTTTTATTTTGAAAATCTCCTGTAACCGCTAATTGTTGTTTAAAGGATAAACCATATTTAATTATTTCATCACACACCCTATGGGGAATTATGGAATCAAACCACCAATAATAATTTTCTAAATTCATTCTTCAAACTTTCTTATTGAAATTATAGGAAACCAATCTTTTTCTACACTATAAAAAAAGAAAACTTGAGTTAACCTTTCAGTATTAATTGGATGTAAATTTGCACCATGGTATATTTTAGCATCATATATTACTGCTCTATTGTATAATCCTTCAACCTCTACAGTTTTTTTAAAATGTAAATTGTTTTGATTTCTTGCTTTTTCAAACTCCTCTTCTGTAAAATTATCTTTATTATGTATTTCAGAACTAACAAATTTTTCTTTACCAAAAGTTTTAGATTTATAAAAATTTGTTCCAGAAATATTGTCCTTATCTAAATATATAATAGCAGCCATTAAACATTTATCTGTATGTATCCATCCCTCATTAGATATATTTTTTATTCCAGGTGTTTTTTGAAAACAAGTATTACAAACATGACGTGTTTCATCTTTATAAAAAGCACGCAGTATTTTTTGACTAGACCATTCAAAGTAACCTTTATCAACTTCATGTAAGGGTTTACTTCTTAGACCATACCAATAATCGCCTTTTTGTCTTGAGTGATACTGCAAAGAATTTGCAAGTGTTACAATTCTATCTGGTTCGTCAAAAAAATTATCTATGATAGTTATTGGAAAGTGCATATAAAAATTATTCTTTCTTCATTTGGTTTACAAAATTCTTGAGCATGATAATTGATTCCATCAAAAAAAACAACCTTATTTTTTTTAGGAACTATCGTGTGTTTAAGCATATGTTCTTTTTGAATTTTATGCCAATTACGTTCGTAATCTATTTGAGTTTGTTTTTTTTCTTCAAAAGTTTCATTAAATATTAAAGTGTTTCCAGATGCATTATTTAAATAAAGTATCATTACTTGATGAGGAAAATCATGATCTACATGTAAATCAGCATGTTTAGCAGTATAATAAAAACTCATATTTATGTTCATTCTTAAAATTTTATTTACTTTAATATTAGATCTTTCACACAACCTATCAAAAATTTTTTTAAAATAATCATAGTGTGGAGAGTTTTTACCAAGACTTGGATCTAGTAAAGCATGAGAGTTATAAGGAAAATTATTTAAAGTAGATGGTCTATAGAACCAAGGAAAGTTATAATCTTTTACAATTCTTTCTATATTTTCAATATCACCTTT